GAGAAGTCTTATGGTGATATGATACCAATAGGGTTCAACTGTATGAACTACTATGGTAATCATGGGTACAACGAACTCAATGATATGGGTGAGGAGACAATCTATTATATTAATGATGCCTTAATAATCCACCCAAGGGACTGTTGGGATACTGACTTAGTGGATAGTCTATATAAAGGTAAGAAATTAAAAAGTGCGGAAGAAGGATGGTACCAAGTACTATCAGAACCATTTGGAATGTACCACAAAAGTTATCATGGTGGTTGTTACCTGTCAGACAGGTGGGAGTTTGTAAGAGATGTTGATGAAAGCATTCATAATTAGTATGATAAACAATCACGAGTCTACAGTCGCGACTCGTCATGTGATTGAATCCATTAAGAAAACCTCAAGTAAACTAGAACCTATCATTCTTCCTGCCACGATTCCTGACACCATTGGTACTGACATTAGGGACTTGGGGTTTACAGGTACTCCGTGGTCATATCCTATTGAACCACGACAAGACGGTCTTGATATGAAAACAGGACTACGACTCACCCACTATCCGACTGCAAACCACAACAATAGAATTGCGTGTATGGTATCTCATATGAGAGCATGGCAGAAGGCAATTGACCTTGATGAGACTATTGTAGTCCTAGAACATGATGCATTCTTTACTAGACAATTCTGGCCAGAGGTATTGACTTCTGACTGGAAGGGTGGTATAATAGGTCTTAATGATCCAAGGGGTGCAACCAGAAGGTCTGGTGTGTTCCATGAGAAGGTATCGTCCTATGTTGGGGTACAACCAGTACCTACGATAGATGACATGGATGTACCGCAGGGACTTGCAGGAAACTCTGCATATATGATCTCATCCAAGGGTGCTAAGAAACTACTAGATAAGGTAAGAGAAGTGGGAATGTGGCCAAATGATGCACTGATGAACAAACAGTTCTTCCCTTGGTTAGAAGTTGTATATCCATACTACACAACGATACAGAGAGGGTTGAGATCAACCACAACAAAATGAAAGCATATGTAATTACAATAAAAGATAATCCATCGTCCGTTAAAGTTGCTAATAGATGTATTGAATCGGGTAAACGTCATGGACTAGAGATTGAGAAGTTTGATGCAATCACCCCCGCAGATAATCCTGTGGAATTGTTAAAGACCAGAGGCATTGACCCTATACAATTTGACGAGAAATATTCCCGTAATTTAAATTGTATTTCTGCATTCTTATCACACTACGCATTGTGGGAAGCGTGTTCTAAGGGTAATGAGAACTTTGTCATTTTTGAACATGACGCAATCATGGTTGACAAGATTCCCCCCGCACATCCTAACTATGTAATGAATCTTGGACACCCATCATACGGTAAGTGGAACACTCCGAAGATGTTGGGTATCAATCCTCTAACAACTAAAAATTATTTTCCTGGCGCACATGCGTACATGGTTACTCCCGCAGGTGGAAGACTGTTGGTGGAGAATGCACCGATGTATGCAAAACCTACAGATGTATATTTAAACAAAACGATATTCCCTTGGTTGCAGGAATGGTATCCTTTCATCGCAGAGGCGAGAGACACGTTTACCACGATACAAGTAGAAGAAGGGTGTCTTGCGAAACACAATTGGAAAGAAGGGTATGAAATTATCAATGCATAATACATTTTTAACTGGATGCGATGAGAATACCGCATGGCAGTTACCTTGGTTCATAGAGAACTATCGTAAGCATAACAACCTACCCGTGGTACTTGCTGATTTTGGTATGACTACCGAAACTCGCAAGAAGATGGAACCATTCTTTGATCTAGTAATAGATATCAAGAGTGAGGCAAAGGGGTGGTTCAAGAAACCTCGTGCGATACTGGACGCATCTAAATTAGATGGTGTGGACAAAGTATGTTGGATTGACACCGATTGTGAAATCAAAGACAACATAGAAGACATATTCAAGTGGAGTGTTAAAGGTAAACTCTCTATGGTAGAGGATAGACCTTGGACGTTACGTAGACCGGATATGGGTGTATGGTACAACTCTGGTGTTGTTGTGGTTGAAGGCACACCCAACATTTTAAAGTCATGGGCAGACGAGTGTATCCGCAATCCCGTACAAGGTGACCAAGAGGTACTATATCTCATTATGGGTGGTGATGCCATATTGAAGATGACTTGCATTGAACCCATGCCTCACACATATAACACGTTAAGACTAGACTATATAGATGGTATTAACGTAAAGAATCCCAAGATAGTCCACCATACTGGTGGAAAAGGTAAGGATACCATAAAAGGACAAATGGAATGAATATACTACTAGAAGCATTAATCAAGAGACTTGAAGGTGAAATTGCGGTTGCGAAGGCAAACATCAATATCTACCTAAAGAGTAGTGTGGGTATCGGAGAACATCCAGATATCATAGGTGCTATTGAAACACAGATTGAACTAATAGCAAACGCAGAAGAGAAGATTCATACGATTAAGAATAATTTTTAATGAACCACAAAATCCCAAAGGTCATTCATCAGATATGGATTGGTGATCGTGACATGCCAGACCACTGTCGTAGATATGTTGATAAGATGAAACTACTACATCAGGACTGGTCAGTTAAACTTTGGGGTAATGAGGTATTTGATCTTTATTCGGATGATGAGTTTCTAAATCATTGGATGACACACCCAGACCCAGGCGGACACTTGAAGTGGGCGTATATATCTGACAGGATTAGATTGCTACTATTGAGAGATTTCGGAGGAATATATGTTGATGTGGATGCTCAACCAATTAGATCATTTAACATGATTTTGGAAGAACTTCCACCCGAACCTACATTCTTTGCGGGAATGAAACAATCTCAAGACAACTTTACTTTGATTGACTGTACGGTCTATGGGAGTGCACCCAATTCAAGGGGTGTTGATATTGCTCTGAGTACTTACACGGACATTAATCATGTCAATGGTTGTAAGATGTTTTGTGAAAAGTTGATAGAAGAGATGGCACCAGACATTGCGTTATTTGGTTATAGATACTTCTATAACGACAATCCCGATGATAAGAAGTGTGTAGTGCTACATGATGTGGAAGGACGATTACATAGTTGGGGTGAACCTGAACAGCAACATTGGAATTATAGAAAATGATAGGAAAAAATAATGTATGAATACAGAACAAAAGTGGTTCGTGTCGTTGACGGTGATACCGTTGACGTTGACATTGATTTGGGGTTCGGAGTTTGGTTACGGAAATCAAGAATCAGGTTACTTGGTGTTGACACCCCCGAATCACGAACTCGTGATAAAGAAGAAAAGAAATACGGTCTTGCCGCAAAAGACTTCCTCGTATCTCGTCTAGGTGAAGAACCTACTCTGAGAACAACAAAGGATGGCAAGGGCAAGTTCGGAAGAATCCTTGGTGAGTTCCTTGTTGATGATGGTGAGGGCAGAGTCCGAAGTGTTAATGACTGGTTAATTAGTGAACATCACGCAGTGCGTTACATGGGTCAATCCAAAGATGATATCGCAGAACAACATTTGAAGAATAGAGAGTTAGTTGAGTTATGAGAGTACTTGGTAATAATGTCCTAGTGACACAGGCAGAAGCAGAGACAACCACAGCAGGAGGTATCATTCTACAGAACGATATCTCGTCTGGTAACAAACCCGCAGTCGTTATCTCGTATGGTAATGGTGAAAGGGTTACCGAGATGCAACTAGTCGTGGAGAATAAGGTTTTTCTTGACTGGAGTAAAGCAATGCCTGTTGAGTTAGATGGATTGAAATGTGCGGTCATTGACTGCGAACACATCAAGTTGATTATAGAGTAACATCATGCGAGTAAATGTTCTGGGCAACGGAGACAATGCGGGTATCTTTCAGAGGGGTACGCCAGGAAAGTTGCTTATTTGTAATATGCCTCCCTTTGAAATTCCACGGAAGGAAGTTCATGCAACCTGTATGGTTGACTTCAAGATGATGAAGGCGCTACAGGAAGGTCATATCAAACTAGATATGTACGACTGGATTCTAGGTACAAGACCTCGTATCTGGATGGAACAGTCTGGAACATTTTATCTTAAATACTCACACCTTATCAAAGGTTTCTATCAACACGTCCCTGCGTATGCCACAATAGATGGTAACACGACTATGGCGGCAACCAACTTCAACTGTGGACACATGGCAGTTCATTATGCATGTGCCAAGATGAAGGCAACCGAAGTACACATCTATGGGTTTGATAGTATCTTTGATATGAATCTGGAGAGTTTTACTGACTTGCTGTTAGAGAGTGATCGTGGTACTGCCAATACGGTGAGACTTGCGAGTAACTGGAGACCTATCTGGACTAATATGTTCAAGGAATTCCCTCACACTACCTTTAATCTATATCATTCTCATTCTGATATTAAGATTCCAGTTGGAGATAATGTGAGGGTGAACCCGAAGAGTTAAGTTCTCTTCTTTGCTTCTCGTTCCTTTTTAATCCATGCCTTTGCTTTGGCATTGTCTGGTGCTTTATCTAAGAACTTCTTAACATCTTTGTACGCACGAAGAGTCTCTTTCTGGTAGTCTTTACCGTTAGAGTTATCAACGATAAGCATATTAGGTTTACCAAAGAAAGTCTGGAATGCACCGATGTTTCGTTGAACTTCTTTCCAGTAGTTGGTAACTTCTTTCTCACCAATGGTACGGTCACGTGCGGCATCACGATCAATTGCAGTATCAAGGTCAGTGTTAACAAATATCATTGCAATATCATAACCTAGTGCCTTCATTGCTTGTGCTTGTTTCTTGACCTTATCAAAATCTTTACCAGTACCGTCAACCACAACACCGAGTCTACCCATGAGGTATCTTGCTTGTCTCTTACCAGTGAGTGCCTTTGCCTTACCACGGATATCTTGACCTTGAACCGAGAAGATGTTATCGGGAGACATTTCCATCCCTGCCTTCTTCATTGCCGCCTCGTATGCATCATCAGAGTTTATGACTTTCAGACCGAGAGCAGGAAGTCCTGTCTTACCTACGATAAAAGACTTACCACTGCCGGGACCACCCGCAAGAAAAACTGCTTTGAAGATTGCGGGGTCATCTACCCCCTCTGTCATAAACTTTTTAAACTTAATCATTAGAGAATCCACACCAGTAATAGTGCTACAACCACACCTTCAATGAATGCTACTGATCTGGTACCAAGGTTTGCCTTGAGTAGTGCGTAGTCATATAGATCATCGTGTTTTTCAACGATTAATTCTTTTAGTTCGTTTAACTTTTCCATTGTGTGTCCTCTAGTAAACTTTTAGTTCTCTTTGGAATAGGGTTGACAATCTTGGTACTATGTTTGCCAGATTCCCTTCTGTTGGGTTTATCTTTACAGTATTGTTATTTATATATTCACAAATTTCACGAATGTCCTTTTCCTCACCTGTTAGTCTGGTGCGTCTTGGTGGCATCTCGTGTGATTTCAATGTGTTATTCTTTAAGTGATTACGCAGTGAAAGTCCATCTATACCTTCCTCGTCATACATCTCAATGAGATCAAAGTCCTCGGTACATATAGACGCAAAGTCTGCTTTGATATCTGCCGCTGCAAATGTCACTCCGTCATCAATGGGGTGTCCCGCAAGGAACACCGCATCAAACTCATTACCTTCGTTCTCTACCCAGAATGTATCATCTCCCATCACATATCGTTTATTACAGACTACATTGTCAACATGGAAATCTCTGGCAAGGTCGCGACAGAATGATACATGGTCACTAGGGAATGTGTAGTATATATGTGGGTCTTGCCCAAAGAATGAGTTGATGACTGGCCAAAGGTTGTTGATGAGGTTGTATCTAACGTCTTGGTCACCATGATTATATAACGAAGGAAATTTACTGTTTCTGAATGAAGGTACTACAAGTATCTTAGAATATCCCATCATTGCGATAATGTTGGATACACATATGCCCTGCAAAATGAGCATCTTGACGAACATGTCTTCCTCTGTGTAATCATAAGAGGGATGTCCTGCAATGACTTCCATTACCTTATTGTACAAATCAGTGACACCATCTTGGGTGAGAATGCGACTATGAACCTCACCCTCATCCGAAGACTTTACAATAAAAAACTTATCGTTACTCATAAACTTTATACCATTGATCTATAGTTTTTAAATTGTCCACAAGACGATGATACTGTAATTGTCCTTTCAAGGTCTGGAGTTGCTCTAAGACCTCTGAAGAGATACCGAACTTTTCCTTGGGAGAATATATAACTTTGGGGGTGTTTACCGATGTAATTAGACGATTAATAGCATTGGGTTTCTTTTTACTACCACCATTAAGTTTCCGTAGATTACCACGATAGACATCAACCAATTGGAAGTTGTCAGTACAATACTTTGCAAACTTCTTCTTGACCTCTTGAGCACGAAAACTGCCTCTCTTGATACCTTCGTTTCCTAGTAGGACAACAGCATCAAACTTTACATCAGTCTCAGGCATTTTAAAAGAACTATCTATTTTGAACCAACTATCACTTCTTATCATATTGACATCATACTTCTCGTATATTTCAGTGAAGATATTACCCACCTTGGGTTGTGCAACATAGAGGTTGCCATGCGTTTCGTTTATCATATGTACAACAGGAAAGAGGTGGTCTCCCGCACTGTTAATTGGACGATAGTTACGGTCTCTTAGTCTACTGTATTCGTGATCTTGAAACGAAGGTACCACAAGAATGTTTTGATAACCCGAAGTTGCAATCATGCCATCCAAGATGGATGCGTCTGTTACGAGGGTAGTTATGTCTGAAAACTTAGTATCCTTACCTTGAAACTTTGGTACACTATCACGGAAGTCTTCTAGCAACTTTTCCTTGGTCGCGAGATTGACGATAGTGTTCTCTATAGAATTCTTAGGTTGGGTTCTATATAGAATCATTACTTTGTTCCTGAGTAGATCGTCTGAATATGGTCTTCAAACAGTTCTATCTTCTCTAGTCTGTTTGGCCAGAGTATGTACTCTTTCTCTGGGTTCTGTTTGAGGTTGTTCAGTAGGGGTTGAATCGCATTGAACAAACTGTCTAATTTTTCTTGTGTCTCGGAGACAGATGTAGAGACATTCTTGACCTGTGCCTGTGCATTCTGCACTGCGTCCAGTTCATTCTCATCTACAAGTGTAAACCCAAAGTCAAATAGTTCTGTCATAATTGTTCTCCTGTTCATCTATTTATAAGGTTTTTTACTTAAAGTACTTGACAAAGTATGTTGATTCGTGTATTATATGTATAATAGTGAGAGAAAGAGGAAATGATATGCAATCATTCAATGGGTCAATGCGGTATGATGCATCAGGACGCAAACGTAAGACCAGTGCATGGACTAAGACCAAACGGTACAAACCAGAGTTTAAACCCCTAGAATCAGTCTCTGTACACCGTGACACCCATCGTGAGAAGTATCCTTCTCGTAATGATATGGGATATACCCAAACCAATGATACCTCATACAAACTAGAGGAATCCAAGAAGTTCACTGTCGCACCTGCATTCAACAAGGGTGCCTATCAAGTAATACCCCAATCCGACATTAAACATATAGGAAAATAACATGGAAAATCTACTAAATCCAGACCCTCGTACCGCATTTGAGATATTCGCAAATGAAATGTACCAAGAGAACTGTGCAGAACGTGATGCATATGGTGAACCCATACTGACCTTGGATGAATATATTGAAAAAAATATGAAGTTTTTACTTGACAATGCCCCCAAGAGTGTGCTATAATACCCTTGTATTGATAATGAGAAGAGTGAGTATATTATGTCTGAAGTAACTTATGTAGTTCGTTGTGCCGAAACCGACAAACCCCTTGCAGGTTTCTTTACTCCCTGTTATGACCGTGAGACTGCGTTCATATACCAAACCCAGTTAGAACAACATGGTTACGAGAATACCTATGTTGTTGCTCGTAGAGAGAGTACCGAGGTCACTGGTATGTATCAGGAACGTGAAGTCTTCAATACGGAGGTATATGTATGATTACCTTCGCAACCCAAGAACGCATTGACGTTCTGACCGAGAAGTTTGATATACTCACCGAGGGTATGGAGAACTGGAAGATGCCGATTGACACTGTCATCCCTACATCCGAACTGAATGATATGCGTGATGCGTGTCAATGGTTTACTGGTTCCGAACTCTATGTCAAAGAACAAGTTTCAAATGAATTAAAGTACCGAGTAATGGCAGAAGGATACTATAATGCAATCGGAAGTTAAATCAATCCAAGGTGGTTGTACTATTGAGAAGTTTGATATGCCAGAATTGAATGGGTATCAACTCGTCTATAAATTTGATAATGGTTATGGTGCCTCTGTGGTCAAGCATGATATGTCCTTTGGAGGCAGAAAAGGTCTCTATGAGATTGCGGTACTTGACAATGGTGGTGACCTGTGTTATGATACACACATAACTAATGATGTTGTTGGTAATCTCACAATGGGTGATGTTGAACAATATCTTGCTGAGATATCAATGATATGAATATATTTCACCTAGACAATGACCCTATTGTTGCCGCACAGATGATGTGTGACAAGCACGTGGTCAAGATGGTCACTGAGTACGGTCAGATGCTGTCTACTGCACATCGTGTACTAGACGGTGAGTTGTACACAGACAAGACCAAGAATGGTCGTAACATCAAACGATGGAGACTGAAACAAAAAGCACGTCAAAACGATTTGTACAAAGCATCTCATGTCAATCACCCGTCCAATATCTGGACTCGTGAGAACGAGGAGAACTACCGATGGTTGTTCAAACACTTCCAAGCAACTGCAAAGGAGTATGAGAAACGATACGGACGTGTTCATGCTACCTATGATAAGTTAGGTGGTTACCTGTGGTTTGCACCACATAATATTAACCGATTCGGAAGACTTACCAAATTCGCACAAGCAATGCCTGAGTATTGCAAACGTGAAGACCCTGTAGAAGCATACCGTTTCTACTACATCAAAGAGAAGGTAGACTTCGCAAAGTGGAAGAATACCGAAACCCCAATATGGTTTAAGGAAGGTGTGGCATAATGCACGATATTGATGACTATGATCGCAAACGTGAACATCGTTTTGTAAATCAGTGGACATCTGAAAGAGAGTTCTGGTTAACCCCATCTATTAGTGTTAGTTTCTATGATGGATTCTGCCTAGATATTTCATTCTTGTGTTTCAAGTACTACACATTTTTAAACTACAATAGGAAAAGTGATAATGGAGAAAAATATGACTTATGAAGAAATAGTAAACACCCTGAGACTGGGTGCAGTAAACTTATCGTTCACTAAGGTGAAGGATGGTGCAGTACGTGAGATGAAGGCAACACTGGTATCCGATATGATACCAGAAGATAAGATGCCCAAGACTGATGCCAATGCAAATACTGAGAAGAACCAAGTTGCGGTTCGCGTGTTTGATTTGGGTGTTAACGATTGGAGATCATTTCGTGTTGATTCGCTATTGACTTTTAACGCAGTTTAATGTATACTATATAATATTATGAAAAAGACACTTACACCCGCACAAAAAGCAAAACGTACCAGAGACGCAAAGAAGAAGGCAAATCTGGATGCGTTAGGTTTTGAACGTAAAAAAGTGAAACGCACACGTAAACCAATGTCTCCAGAACAGAAGGCATCGGCAATTGAACGTCTTGCGAAGGCACGTGAAGCACGTGGTGCGGATGGAAGTAAGTCTGTCCATCATAGTATCAGAGATTTAGACGAAGACCATTTCCTTCACTGGAAGAAGGTTAAGGTATGGTTGAAGTCAAATCAAGATGAACTCAAGGGTATGAAGAGTTATAAAACCTCTAAGGTCGCGAAGGAACGAGCAGAGTACATATCCCTTGAGGTATACATCTCTAATATGAAGAAATATATTAGTGGTGGTATATGGTCAGACTTTCGTTATGGTGAACAACGTGAGGGACGAATTCAACAGGTGTGTGTTGCTATGGCATACCATGCTGACGGAACTCCCAAACGATCTTACGACACTTGGTATCCTGATATCGCACAATTATGGACTCGCGAACTGGAACTAGAATTTGAGAAGGATAAAGAATATGCAAGTTGATTTCCAGATGGGTGGAGTTGATTCTTCTAACGATGAATCTTCTTTTATGAACAAGAAGAAGTTCACCAAGATGGTTGAAGACTGTGTGAAGAAAGAGTCTATGTCTTATATGGACACAGTGGTTTATCTTTGTGAAAAGAATAACCTAGAGATTGAGGATATCAAGAAATACATCGCGATATCTATCAAAGAGAAGATTGAGTTTGAAGCAATGAAACTCAACTTTCTTGAAAAAAGTGAAAGTTTACCAAATACTAAATAAAGGTATTGACTTTCAAATTACATTATGATACAATTAATACTCATAATACAACTAATACGCAAATATACGGAGAACATAATATGTCTTTTGCAAACCTAAAATCTAATTCCCTAGACGTGTCAAAACTGGCACAAGCGGCACAGCAAGTCTCAGGGGTAACACAATCTAAAAACAAATACGAAGACCTGCGTTTCTGGAAACCTACTGTTGATGACAATGGTAATGGTTTCGCACAGATTCGTTTTCTTCCTGCCGCAGAAGGTCAAGAACTACCTTGGGTACGTTACTTTGACCATTTCTTTAAAGGTCCTACCGGACAATGGTATGTAGAGAAGTCTTTGACTACTCTGGGTAACAATGATCCAGTGAGTGAACACAACTCTCGTTTGTGGAACTCTGGGATTGATGAAGATAAAGAGATCGCACGTAAGCAGAAACGTAGACTGCACTATGTCGCGAACATCATGGTAATCAGTGATCCATCCAATCCTGCCAATGAAGGTAAAGTATTCCTTTATGACTTTGGTAAGAAAATCTTTGATAAGATTATGGATGTGATGCAACCTCAATTTCCTGGCGAAACTCCGGTGAACCCATTTGATTTCTGGTTGGGTGCTGACTTCCAGTTGAAGATTCGTAATGTTGCGGGATATCGTAACTATGATAAGTCAGAGTTTAAATCAACTGCGGCACTATTGGATGCAGATGAGACTAAACTAGAAGCAACTTATAATCAGTTGCATGATATGTCAGAGTTTGTTGCGGAGTCTTCGTACAAGTCTTATGATGAACTGAAGTCACGTCTGGAAGTGGTACTAGGTCAGTCTACTGGTACTGGTAGTACTGTAAAGAATGATCTGTTGACTCAGACTGCTGAGACTGCACCGATCCGATCTGCG